TTCTTAGCTGTTAACGACTCAAAGACTTCGAGAACTTGCGCAAGGTTAGACCAAACTGTTTGGCCTGCTAATTCTCCTAAGTTAAGCAGTGTTACACCACCCTTACACCCTAATTGCAGAAGCGCTTTAACGTATGAGGTTGATGATAGGTTTAAGCTTGATACTAACGAGACTAAAAAAGCATCTAGTTTTAATGTTGATGGCAAACGCGACCCTAAACCTATTGATAGTGATTCTATTTATTACGATAATCTTAAAAAGCTAAGTGCGCGTGATCAAGACGCGGCGATTGGCCCAACATTAGGCAAAGCATTAAGGCAGATGGATGCTGCAAAGTTTGCTAAAATGACAGGCGACAGTATGAATAATCCGCTCACGATTAAGCAGATGAAACAAAAAAATAATGAACTTGGACGTATATTACGCGCACAAAACAAACCAAATACATAAACGGCACTGAGTGCCACAACTACGATCCTTGGGGGATTACAAAAATGGTAGATTTAACAGGTATTGACGGACTTAACGAAGATCAAACAGCTAAGTTGTCAGCGTTATTTGATTCAGAGATTGGCGGATTAAAAAACAAAGTTGAAGAATTGATTGGAGAAAAACGCAATGTCCAGCAATCGTCACAAGAGAAAGATCAAGTTATCGAAGATGCACGCAAGGCAGCGGCAAAGGCTCATGAAGAAAATCTTATTGCAGCCGGAAAAACCGAAGAGCTAAAATCATTCTATGAAGAGCAATTAGCAACAACCACCGCAGAGCTAACAGCAACAGCCAAGACAGCTAAAGACGCGCTAATGTCTCGTGATAAGAATGATGTGCTAAGTAAGGTTTCTAACCTTATTCATGATGACTTTAAAGACGTATCAAGCGCTATGTTGTCAAATATGCTAGAAATTGGTTATAATGACCAACAGCAACTAACCACACAATTTAAAAGCAATGGTGAAGTTGTAGCAAATAATGTAGAAGAGTTCAAAAGCTGGGCTAATGGACAAGACTCATTTAAACGAATTTTAAAAGGTGTTGATTCGTCTGGGGCGAATACATCACAAAGCCAGAGTAGTAGTGCTGCTAATGGTAATGATACACAAACTAAACTTGCTCAGCGCTTAAAGGCGCAAGGGCTTTAATTAATATTTAAGGAATTATCATGGCATTAGCAAATATGCAAGTGTACGACACAGAGATTTACACAACTACTATCGAGCTTTTAGGTCAAAAATTAGAAGCTTTTAACGCGGCATCAGGCGGGGCAATTGTATTAAATACTAACGCTTGGCGCGGTAACTACACCAAAGAAGCTTTCTTTCAATCAATATCAGGCGCACAGCGTCGTGTTGATCGTAATGCTGCTATCGGTGCTCAAGCTGCTACACAGCTTTCTCAAGGCGAATTTATAGGTGTTAAAGTCGCTGGCGGTTTTGGTCCAGTTACTTTTGAGCCTGGTCAAATGTCTTACCTTTTAGAAAATCCAGCTTCCGCAATTATGGTTATTGCTGAGGGATTCTCTGATGCGCTACTTGCTGACCAGTTAAACACTGCTGTTGGTTGTGGTGTTGCTGCTGTTGAGAATGTCGCAGCATTAGTTAATGACGTATCTGCTACCGCTGGATTATCTCAGCAAGCACTTAACAAAGGTCATTACAAGTTTGGCGACATGTCAGGCATGTTGATTTGTGATGTTATGCACTCAAGCGGTTCTGAGTCATTGACAGATAAAGCATTAGCTAACGGCGAGCAATTATTTGTTTCGTCTAATGTTACTGTTATTAGTATTCTTGGTAAAATCATTGTGGTTTCGGATATTCCAGCGCTTTATGTTGCAGGCACTCCGAATAAGACTAAGGTTTTATCAATTACAGCTGGCGGTATCGTTGTTTCTAACTCTGGTGATATTATCACTAACATGGACACAACTAACGGACAGACTCGTATAGAGACTACTTGGCAAGCTGATTATACTTTTGGTCTTAGCCTTAAAGGTTATGCCTGGGATGTTGCTAACGGTGGGGCATCTCCGCTGGATGCTGAACTGTTTACTGGTACTAACTGGGATAAGGCTGTATCAAGCAATAAGCATACCCTTGGTACGTTAACTGTAGCTGACGCTGACCAATAAGGTGAATGAACATGGATATTAAATATTTAGATCATCCATGTTCTACTGCTGAAAAAAAGAAGTGGAACGCTAAAGGATACAAAGTACTAGATAGTCGTTTCGCTCCAGTAGAGCAGGAAAAGCCCAAGTCTAAACGAAAGCCGAAAGTTAAAAAAGAATGCTAATAAAAAGCCTCATTAATTTGGGGCTTTTTTATGTTTGATAATAAGCTATAATAACAACAGGGTTGAGGGACCCTAGACTAGCTAGTCGCACATCTCCCTCTAAAACTTCCCTCGTTTTATGATTCCCTCACATTTTAATTAATTGAGGGCTAATCATGTCTATGAATGAATTACTTGCACAGATAGTTGTCGCTGCTGGTGGTGCTGTCACAAATCCAAATAATCGAAATCAACTTTTAGCCGATTGGCTTTTAGTCTTATAAGGAATTAATCATGAGTATTAGAAATGAATTACTCGAACAAATATTGGCGGCTACAGAAGGTGGAGGCGGGTCAGCTGGCACAAATGGTTTTATTGATTATAACGATACATCAACAACAGCATCACCTGTAACACTTTCTGCGAATACATGGACAGCATTGCCAAATGACGGGCTAGGTGCCTTTACTAACAAAACCTATGCACCTAGTGGGGTTACTGAGTTAATGGATGTTTCAACGGGTAAAATAGATCCCACAGAATTACCTTTGGGATCTACAATACTCATAAGAAATGACTTTACTGTCACGCCAAACACTAATAATACATTATTAGAGTTTAGGTATACTTTAGGTGGTGGTGGTGGCGCTTACACACTAGAAAAAATAATAGGTCGGCTTGATAGCGGCTCTGGTATTGGCTACAGGCGATCATTGGTCCCTGATATGATATACATGGGTGACACTAACACTAGGGATAACCACATAGGGCTAGAGGTAAGGCTTAGTGCTGGCGGTACTTTAGTCAATGCTGGCTCAGCTATACAGGTGATAAAACAATGAGTATTACAATATATAAAGACAGTTCAGCTAACGCTATATTTATCGAGGATGCAAACGGAGCGCAGTTTTTAAATAGCTTGCAGGCATCTGTTGACAATGGATCGTGCTCTATAACGGACACAGCTAGAAGTATAGAAGTGACTACAGGTATATCATTTTCTGAATATGTTGACGAGTCAGGCAATGCTTACGGAGAAAGCGCGGTAGAAACTTGTGATGCCTTAAATGCTATTTTTTCTAGCTCAGGAACCCCGACAACCAACCTACCTTCAATAACCAGTCCGTTAACTATTAGCAGTGTTCAGGGTGCAGTAATAAACTATGAGCTAACTTCTAGCTATGGTGTTGGTTATGAATGGGATTTATCATCCGTAACGGGTATTACAACAGTTGAGGGCAATCCTAGAAAATTAATAGGCGGCTCTGGCTTGGTTAGTGGTACGTACAACATCCCCGTAAAAGCTATTAATTACAATGGTGAGGATAGCGAAACGATTGTTCTAACAGTTGATACGCCCGCATTTGCCAATACTAAATCAGTAAACTTTGGTTTAAATAATTTTTTATCTGCTAACGCTGGAGCACTGCAAAATACACTAGGAAGGGCAGGGAATGGCTCTGGCTCATCCGACGCTTGGTCAATATCATTCTGGGTAAAGCCATCAACTAACTCCAACAATCAAGGCGTTATGTTATATGGTGGGGTGTATACGTCAGGCGGCGCTGTTATTGACATAAGACTAGTTGGGAATAAAGATTCCTTGTGGATGAGATACGGTACATCTTCAAACAGATTGCAACTACAAACCCCTGACAATTCATTACCTGCTGGTGTTTGGGCGCATTGCCTTATAACGTACGATGGAGGAACTACAGGCGCAGGTTCGGGAAGTATAAATGATTATTACAATCGTTTTAATATGTTTATTAATGGAGTGCCACAGACAAAAACAGGCACTAACAATAACTACGGATACACCAATGCTATAACTGGTAGTGTTTTTATGGTTGGTAAGTCGGGGCAGTTGCAATCCTTAAGAGATGTAAAGCTTGATGAAGTAGCAATCTGGAGTAGTGACCAAAGCACAAACGCTAGCAGTATATATAATTCAGGCTCGCCATTTGATTTATCTTTGCTAGGGGTTGCACCTACCCATTGGTGGCGAATGGGTGATGGAGATACATACCCAACATTATCAGATAATATAAGCGGAACAGATTTTACTATGAACAGCATGACCAGTGCATCAATAGTTAATGACGTGCCATAAATTACATTAATAAAAATTTATGTTAAACTAGCCTTATATATTTAATAAGGCTTTTTTTATGTCTCAAAATCTAGTTATAGCCAATAAAGATAATTTAGTCGTTTATGTATTCGGTGGCATAGACTTAACCCTCGCTACTGATATTCAAGTGCAGTTCGGTGCTGAGTCTTATTCGCTTATTAACGATCCTTTAATTGTAATCGTTACATCTGCAACAGAATTATCATTAAACCTTTCAGCAACGTCAGAGGTTGGCAAGGTATTTTCAACTGTCACGTACTTTGATGGCGCTAGTGTACTAGGCACTGACATTACATCGCGTGAACTTGGTAATGCAGATCAAATAGTTGTAGCTATTGGCACGCAGTTAATTATCGAAGATGGTTCAGTTGTCGCCAATGCTAACTCATTTGTAACTGACGAAGAATACAAAGCTTACGCAAAACTTAAAGGTTACTCTATACCAGCTACACAACCAGATAGGGAGGCTAATCTTGCTAACGCTTACGACTTCCTTAACTTTACTTATGAGCAGCAATTACAGGGTTCACGGGTAACGCCTCAAACACAGACTGGTATTATGCCGCGTAACTATATTTATGCTTACGATGCTTTAGTTGCTAACGATTCAATACCGCAAGACTTTAAAAACGCGCAAATGTTAGCGGCTTTCTCTATTAGCGATGGTGTTGATACTAACGCTGTAAAAGATAGCGCAAATCTAGCAGGGTTTAGTGTTGGTAGTGGCGCATACTCTGAAACTTATCAATCAGGCTCAAGCACTCCAACACTTGCACAAATGCCAGCAGTATCGAGAGTATTAAAGCCATATACTAACGCTGGTTTAAGTGGTGGTGGATTATATAAAGAAAGCATGGGGTTTTTAGGGTGAGCGCTGCACAGATACAAAAAAGGATTAAAGCTGGGCTGAAACGAGCACAGATTAAAACTGGTTCACCTACTAGTGATAAAGTGTACTTGGTAAGTAGCTCTGTTACTGCTGGAACCCCATTAAACCCCGGCGTAAAAACAAGCGTTAACGTTGAGTTAGTAAATGCTATATTCATCGATTACGATGCGAAGCTTTTTGATATAAATATACTTGCTGGCGATAGAAAACTGATTTGTGACAATGTAAATGTAGTTAAGCAGGGCGATACAATCACACAAGGCACACTGACGTACTATGTAGTATCAATTAACGTGATAGCTCCAACTTCTGATACATTGGCTTACATTCCGCAAGTAAGGTTGAAATAATGCCGCTACTAGGTCGTGAGAAGGTTAACAAAATGACAGAGGATGCTTATCTTAGGGTTAACGATAATGTTAGGGGTGTGTACCTTTCAGGCTTGACGAATATAGTTCAGGCGACACCTGCTGACACTGGCAGAGCAAGAAACAATTGGTTTTTATCTTTAGGTGTCCCATCCTCTGACACTACAACCAGCAAAGCGCAAGGGTTGACTGCTATTCGCCAATTATCGCAAATGCCAAAAATTGTGTTAAATAAAAAGATATTCTATACAAATAACCTGCCTTACATTGGCGTTCTTGAATACGGTGGATTCCCTGTACCGGGCGGTGATTTAACTTCAGGAGGATTTAGTAAACAAGCACCTGAAGGCTGGGTAAGAAAAACATTGATACAAATGCAAAATAAAATAAGGTCGTTATGAGTCATTTTGATACTAAGCAAGCATTTATTAGCCAGTTATCAACGATAGTTAACTTGTCTGATGTTGCATTTGAAAATAATAATTTCAATCCTGCGGGAAAGGCTTTGTGGTATGCGGCTTACTACATACCAGCAACAACAGAGGCTACAGGAAAAACCTTGTCATCAAGTGATGAGCAACGAGGGATATTTCAAGTAAGTGTTTTCTGTAGTGTTAACAGTGAGAATTATGACAACGACCAATTACAGGCTATAGACAACGTACTAACTGCGTTTAGATATAATCAACAATTAGTGTATAATAACCAAACAGTAAGCACTCTTGATTCAAATGTAAATTCGGGCACAGAATCAGAGTCATGGTTTAAGCGTGATATATCAATAAACTATTTAACATTTTCTACAAAGTAAAGGGTAATAAAAATGGCTAAAGAACTCAATGGTACTGCTATCGTACTAAATAACACTACTGGTGAGATTGTCGGTCAAGGTGATTTTACTCACACGTTTGGCGGTACACCTATCGAAATAGGAAACAAGTCTTACGGTGATAATATAACTTATCTTGATGGAGAGTTATCAGGAAAGCAGCATGTTTTTTCTGGTCAATTTACATATAACAATGACGCTCAATTTAGAAAGGTGAGGGCGGATTCATTTACCGGAACTCAAGATACTTATACCTTGACTTACACTGGTTCAGGTGTGGCTACTGACGAGTCATTTACTGGTTTGTTTGTCCCTACTGGGTTAAGTGATGGTATTCCGCAAGGTGCAAAAGTAACCACTGATTTATCATTTAACTCTAGTGGCGTTGTTACAATAACAGCAGCGGCAGACTCTTAATGATTAAGCTCTGCTACAAAGAATATCCTTTTAAGATCAGCCTCGCTGCGTGCAAGTCCTTTTTTGATAAAACAGGGCAGGATTTGCAATATATTTTCTTGATGTATTTGGATGAATGCAAAAAAACATCTGGCGTTGATGATCTGGAAAGGATGAAGCTATTTTATAATGTTTGTACATTTGAAACTGCTTCTTATGCTATTCATGCTTTAATAACTGATGAATCAGTACCTATGGCAGAAATTCAAGATGCTATGTATAGAGTTAGCTGGCTACCTAGTGACAGAAGCGACAACATGAGTGAGCCTTGGCCCTTAGTTATGCTTGATATTGCTGTGCAGATTAATGATTACTTTTCAATAAATATGCCAGTAAAAAAAAAGGCTATAAAGGAGGGGTAAACTCTGACTTTGAGCCGTTCAAGTTTGATTACTGGAGTTGGTTTAATGCTGCGGTAAAGCAATTAAAACTAACAACGAATGATGCTTGGTCACTAGATTTTGTTGAGATATATAACCTTTTTGATCTTAATGACAAACAAGAAAACGACACAAGCATAATGTTAAACTTTGAAAGAGTTCAAAACGGAGCGTCTAAAGAATGGCTAACACAGAATCACTAATAATAGAGCTTGACGCTAAAACACAAAAGCTTGATGCGAAACTTAAAGAAACAAACAGAAGGATAGACCATCTTGACGGTTCTGTATCAAAAGCTGACAACTCCTTAAAAAAATTCTCAACATCTGCAAAAGTTATGGCTACAGCTGTTACTGCTATCGCCGCTTCAGTAGCTATAGCTGTTACTCAGGCTGGCAAATTCTCAAGAGAATTGACTATAGCATCAAACAGGGCAGGAGAAAGTGTTGAGAATATGCAATCTCTCGCTTTTGCCGCTAATACTGTCGGTATATCACTGGAAAAAATAGGCGATATATCAAAAGATACTAACGAGAAAGTTTCTGAGTTTATAGCTACTGGCGGAGGAGGGTTTCAAGACTTCGCTGATGTTCTTGGTTTAACTGCTATAGAGGCAAAAAATGCAGCTAACGAGTTTGAAAGCTTAAGTGGCCCAGAGGTTTTGCAGGCAATGGTAAGCCGCATGGAGGCTGCTGGTATATCAGGCGGAAGGATGTCGTTCGCCCTTGAAGGGGTAGCGAGTGACGCAACAGACCTGATCCCACTCTTAAAAGACAATGGTGAAGCTTTAAAAAGCCTAAGAACTGAGTTTGATTTGTTAAATATAACAATATCAGATGCCGACATAGAAAAAATAAACAAGGTAAACAAGGAGCTTGAAAAAGCTGGAAATATATTTAGCCAAGAATCAAAGCAACTTATCGCGGATTACTCAGAAGAATTAATAGCAGTTATAAACGCCACTGTTTTTCTTGGTCAAAAAACTGCTGACACTTTTAATGTTATAGCAACATCATTAGCAACCCCGTTAAAACTAGCACAAGCAGCGCTTAATGATTTTGTTAACGACCTAGATACATTCGATAGCGTTTTGGCAGAAAGACAACAAGCATCTGCTGAGGCGCTATCTGAGTTACTTGGCGTTAGCATGGAGGATATAGGGTACGACGCCGGGAAAGTTTTAGGAAATTCCTTAGCTGATGGCTACGAGGAAGGAATAAAACCGCTAGAAATAATCATAAACAAAGGCGCTAAAAATGAAATTAGCTGGGAGAAGTTAAAGGCAAGCGAAAAGCTCTCAGTTCAAAGTAGTTATGTAAAAGCCGCTAGTGTATTGGGCAATGCTTTTCTTGAGGATAACAAAGCAATACAAGCGGGCATTATTGTCGCTGATACTGCCACGGGTATAATGAGGGCGTTCGCTACATCTTCAAATATATACGAGGCGTATGCAAATGCGGCTGTAGTTGCTGCAACTGGTATAGCTCAACTTGCTAACCTAAGAAGCGCCTCAAAAGGCGGGGGAAGTGTTTCAGATGGTGGAAGTTCTAGCTCTGGATCTCAACCGCAACAACAAGACTTTCAAGCGCAAACATCATCATTAGACTTAACTGATTCAAGCTCTAGCGGCTCGACTCAACAAACAATAACATTTGGTTCAGACACAGGCGACGATTTAGTTAACGCTATTGCTGAAGCTTTAAATAAAGGCATGTCAGAAGGAAGGTTTACATAATGGCTGAATTAGCAATCTCGACATCAAATGTATTGATTGACGTTACTCCGACAATAATAGCCGACCCCGGAACGGGTGAAGTTGCGGCGAATATATCTGATCCTGATCATTCTCTTAACTACACCAGCGGAACAAGTACGGGTGATTTTGCTGTTAGTTACGGCGCTCAAACTGATATTGGTTATCTTGCTATTTCAGGGCATACGGCAGCTACTCCAGTTTCAGCGCAACAGGCCAGAATATCTATTTATGACGGCGTTACATTAATTGACAGCGTCTTTCTGGATAGAAATAACAATGTGATGTTTACGTTTCCTGAGATGGACTTTGCAGATTTAACTGTTAGGTTTTTTACTGTTCCAAACAACTATCAAATGACTGTTAGTTTTATCGCGGCTGGTCAGTACATCGCAATCGAAACAGGGCAGCAAGCGGGTTATGCTCGTAATTGGCTGAACAGGCACGTAACACAAAGAAGCAATAGCACGTTAGAGGTTGGCCCAATATCTTCAACACAAAGAGCTAAAGCTTTAAAAGGTACACTTTCTTTACCTAATGAGTTAGCTATATTCACAGAGGGCACTTGGCAAGACTTTATAGACTTTAGTTTTGAGCAGCCTTTTTTTATAAAAGAGTTTCAAGATAAGCCTGAGTCTAGTTACATTTGTTACGACCCAGTGCCGGGCGTAAAGTCTCATCCACAAACGCCGACTCTAGATGTAATCACTTTAAAATTCACAGTATATAACGGGTTATAAATGAGCACTTTTTTAGCAACTCAAGACATGAGAGTTCAACGACACTTTGAAGTGTTTGAAATAGACTTGCCTGTTATCACTGGCGCTTGTACTGTTTCGGGTGCTGGTGGTTTTGGTACACCTTTAACTTGTGATCAAGCATGGGCTAATGAATATAAGACTTACTACTTTACGAATGAAAACGCGCCTATATTGCCAAGTATAAACGGTGAACCAATTTATCGTTGTATTACAGCAATACGAGAAAACACTACAGAGTTAAAGCCGGGTAACGGATTGTCCGCAAGGGGTAACTTAACAATAACCTTTAAGGATTTTACAAAGCAAGATCCAAATATTGGCGCTCCCGGTGTAACTGACACGGTAAAAAATCAAGGTACTTTTTTCGGTAAGTGTGAAGAAAGGCAGATATTCGAAAACAGAGACGCAAGGCTTAAGCTTTATCGATTGCAGCCAGACGGGACGGCAGACTTAGTAAATGGTGCACAGTCTAGGCATTACAACTCAGATGCTTTTAAATTAAATGCTAAGTCTGGTAATTGGTCGCTAGAATGTAAAGATGTTATTTCAATTGCTAACCTAGATAATAAGTCATGGCCCATAAATACAGGGGGCGTACTTCGTTTAGATGTTGCTATATCAGTGACTAGTATACCTGTTGACGCTGAGACGGATTACTCATCTGCTGTATTTATTCGTGTTGGTGACGAGATAATGCAGGTTATAAGTGTATCAAATAACTTGACCTCAACAGCTACATTAAATGTAGCTACCAGAGGCGGTGCATTTTACGCGCCTACATCCGCGGCTTTATTAACGCGCACAGTAGCAAGCGAGCATAGCGCTGGGGATGAAGTGTTCTTGTGTGATTTATCAGACGATGAAACTATTGACGAGTTAATAACTAAAGTTTTAGTTGATAGCGATCTTGATGTTGCCTTAATACCTGCGGCAGAGTGGGCGGCAGAAGTCGCGGAGTGGCATCCATTAGATAAGATCAACACTTTGCATACTGAGTCAGAAAGCGTTAACAGCGTATTGAATAGAATTCTAACAGGGTTCTTAATGGACTTATGGTTTTCTACTACTGAAAATTTAGTTAAGTTATCGGCAATTTCAGTGTGGAAACAATCAACCGCTACACTTACTGAAGGCAAGGAAATAAACTCAAACACTATAAACAAAACACCTAGCGAGTCAATTAGAGCATCTAGGGCGCTCGTTTTATATGACAAAAGAAATTTAACTGATAGCGATGATATAGGCAGCTACAAAAAAGGCAGTCAATTTTCTGACAATACCCTGATAACCGCAGCGCTATACGGGAAACATAAAGACAAGCAATTTGATAATAACTTTCTTTTAACAAAAGATGCTGCTGACCTATTAACTCAAAGATATGTTAGTAGGTTTAAATTTACACCTTACATCAGAAATTTCGAGGTTGAAGAAAGAGCTTTAAAATTTAATACTGGTGATGTTGTTGATTTAGTTACAACTGTCGATCAAGGGCCAAGTGGTGCAGTGTCAGGAAATATACGCGCTCAAATATTAAAAATAAACCCCAAGTACGGGAAAGCTGGTAGGACTTACGATGTAAAAACGATGTCGTATGAGGCTGCATTCAATAGCGGCTCAGAAATAGTTTTGGATTCTCCGCTAGGTGAGGTTAATTTATTTATACTTGGTGGCGCTCCTTCACAAGCTGTAGATTTAACTTTTGTACTCGATGGCTCTTACTCTTTTGGTAATACAGCAATTAGTGCTGGCAACTTTCCTGCTGGCTCTAAGTTAACGATAATTCTAGTAAATGGCTTTGACGGTCAAGCTTCAGGTGGTAACGGCGGCAGAGGTGAGGATGTTTTATACGAAGAAAGTTCGGGCTTATTTAGTTTTTTTCCTCCTGTAAATGGTACGGCTGGCGGCATAGTTTACAATGCTGGTGGTGTTGATACTGACATATACTTTAGCGGTGCAACTCCTTCGGTGGCCTTTCCTATTGCTGATGGTTATATACGCGCACCTAGTGGTGGTGCTGGTGGGTTTAATCATACTGGCACAGCTCCAAATTATACTACTGGTGACGGTGGCAATGGTGGAGATGGTCGAAGCGCTGGTACTGGTGGCATTGCTGGCAGGGCTATCGATGGGGTTATTGTCGAGGGTGATACTGGCTCGAACGGTGAGATAGACGGAACTGGCACAGGTTGGGGTTTAGTTGGCGCTAATAACAATGCAATCGGTGGTGCTGCTGGTAGTGGTGTTGTAGATAGTGGCGCAACAGTTACATTTTTTGGTGATACACCTTCAAGGTACATCAACGGAAACGGTGACCACTAATATGTTACAATTAACAAAATTAAAAAGTAAGGTCACACAATGAGCGAAACGTTACTAGAAAAGTTAGATAGAATTGAGTCTGAGCTGAAAAAGATTAAATCAATAAAGCCGCCTAAGCATGTTGATTACAGCGAAGGTATTTCAATACTCGAAGGTATCAATAAAGAGCTAAGTAAAAAGCTTTTAGATATAACTGCAAACTATGAACAACTAGATAAAGAGTTAGCATTATTAAAGAGCAAAAAACCTGTAAAGCAAATTGATTACAGTGAAGGAATTTTAGCTCTGAATAATCATAATGCAAAAACTGACAAAGCAATTTCAGACGCAAAAAATGAAATCTCAATTTTAGAAAAGCAATTAACAGCATTAAAGAATAAAAAACCTGTAGAGAAAGTTAATTACGCTCCTGAAATATTACTGATAAACAAAAAGATTGATAAGTTAATTGTAGATAATAAGAACCCAGTCAAGCAGACCGATTACAGCAACCAAATATCTAAGGTAAGCATAAAGGTTGATGAGCTAAATAAATTAATAACATCTAAGACAGAAGTTAAAAAAGAAGTTAAACATGTTGATCACAGCAAAGAGTTAATTATTATTAATAAAGATATAGCAGCGCTAAATAAAAGAATCAATAATAAGCAAGATATCGACATTAAATCAGAAGTTGAAAAGCACGTTAACGAAAAATTTATCACAAACTTATACAGGAATAAATAAAAATGGCATCTATAATATTAACAGGAACATTGCTTGACCCTAGCAGCAAGTTAGCTATTGGTGACGAGGTTAGATTTACACATAACACAACCACAGGTAGCACAGTGCGTAGCGCTCAATCATCTTTAGTTATTGGCGTTAGCGGTTCTTATTCTATACAGCTTCAGTACGGGCTAATCCTCGTTGAATATAAAGACTATGCGTCCAGTCAGTTTAAAAACCTAGGCGTAGTCACTGTAAACCAAGACACTACAGCAACCACACTGCCTGAGCTTCTTAATGCAATAGTTCCTCCAACTGACGCTCAGCTATTAGAGTTTCAAGCTATTCTTGCTGATTGTGTTGTCGCTCAAGTGGCTGCTGAAGCCGCGGCCTCTATATCAGAAGCGTTCGCAAACCAGTTAACGACTACCGAGTTAATAGCTAGCACATCTGTCTATGCTACTGATGTAGTTTTATTGACTAGCGGGTTTTCCGTTAGCGGTTCAGGATCAGGAAGCTGGAAGCAAAACGGCATAACAGGTCAAACGCCTTCACAAACACCCGCGCAGCTAGGCGATGCTTTGCTTAATGATGGCAATGGTAATCAGTGGGCTTTGGTTACAGAGGGAGAAATAATAGTTTTACAGCTTGGAGATATAACGCAGGGTGCGGTGGTGATAGCCGCTTTTAACGCGGCTAAGGCGCTTGCTGGTGCAATTGGTGATCAATACCCTGAAGATAATCAGATTGCTTTACGTTTTCCAAGCGGTCGATACAATACAAATGGATCATTAATAACTTTATCAATTGGCAAAACTGGCATCTCAATTTATGGGGACGGGGTAACAAGTCAGCTCGATAATATACAGATAGAAATGGCTGGCGCTGCTCGGTGTTCAATATCAAAGTTGTTGATGCGCGGAACTTTAGGTTATGGCATAAAGTCAAACAAAGACGGAACTGGGAGTTATTTTTCTAGACAAAATAACTTCTCTGAGTTGTATATCAGAGATAAAACAACAGGTGTAATTTTTGATGGCTCTGGCTGGAATACTTGGGATTCCGTTTACGTTGAAAAATCTAGTGGGGATGGTTGGCACGTTATAGGTACAAGCGGAGAGCAAATAGAAAATTGTTATAGTGTCTCAAATGGCGGAAAAGGCGTTTATATTGCTGGTGGTGGCGAAATAAAAATGACCAACTTTCTCGCTATGAACAATGCGGACTATAATATGCACCTTTACGGTACTGACGCCGAAACTGTTGTCGAGCATTATTTTACAAATGTTACACTGACAGGCGCACAAAGAAATAGACTATTAACTATTTCTTCTGTAATCGACTCAGGCGGAAACATACAGGTAACATCTACAGGACACAAGTTAGCCGCAGGAATGCAAGATATACAGGTAACAGGGACAACGAATTACAATGGAGCGTTTAACGTGCTATCTGTCATTGATGATGATAATTTTGTGTTAGATGCAACTTATATCGGTGTTGAGGCTTCAGGTTCAATCAACCTTCCTAACTGGGATTTGGTTGTTGAATCAGATTCAACATTTAACGCACGCGTAAACGACCAGTTTTTTACTGGCGGAAACATAAACTATGCAAGAGTAATTAAAGCGTTTAATGTCCAATTTAACGGCACAAGATTAAAAAATCAATTTTATCTTGATGGTGGCTCATCGCTAATAAATCGAACAGGAATGGCGCGAGGTCGAAACAGCGATACATTTACAACTATTGAAGCAAGCGGAGATACTACAGGGTTAGTTGAGGATATTTTTGGAATCAGCGGAGCGGCAGCAACGCCAGGTGCAGAAGTGGCAACAAGAAAAGCTGGAGGCTCTGAATTAACTTTAAGTTCTG